CTGGCCTGATTCGCAAGGAATATCCGTTAAGAGATGCAGACAACCGTACCTGGTCCAAGTCGGAGATTGAAGAACGCTTCAAAGCTCTGCTCGTTAGTTTTGAGCGTGGTGTTCTTCGACTTGCTCCCAATCTTACTGGGCGTCAAAGCCTTTTTGACGCTTGCGTCGCTCTTAGCTACAACATCGGTGTCGGAGGATTTCAACGCTCTACACTACGCCAGCGCATCCTACGAGATGAACCCCTGGATAGCATTGCTGAGGGCTTTATGATGTATACCAAGGGCGGCGGTAAGGAGTTACCGGGACTGGTCCGCAGGCGTAAGGCTGAAGTCGCGCTCTTCCTTAACTAACTCCAATATTTTGTCTTTAAGCTCGTAGGTCAGTTCTGGCCCGTTCTTTTCCTCGAACCTCTCCAGCCACTTCCTCCTCTCCGCTTTTGTCCTCATCTTCAACACATGGCGGGCAAGCCCCTCTATCTTTGCCTCGTGCTGGGACATCATTACCTGTAAGATTTCTTTCTTGGTCGCCCAAAACTCACCCGTGGCGGGCGTACTCACCGTGTAAAGACTTTCTTGCTGCTCGGACTGCTCCTGCCGCAGCTTTCTTAGAAGTAAACCTGCCGATATAAGTTCTTTTGCCATTCGCGCAGATATGTGCCTCGTAAACCCCTTTTTTCCGCTCGTAGACGCCTTTTATGTTGCTCTTGGTATGGGAGTACCTCTTCGCGTTCCAAAGGTTCTGAGAGCAAATTACGGCCCTTAGATTGGATATTCTGTTATCGGTCTTTTTTCCGTTCTTGTGGTCCAGCATCTCAGGGAAAACCCCATGATGGTAGAGCCATACAAGTCTGTGGGCAAAATAGTATTTCTTATAAATTGCTATCCTGACATACCCACGGGAGTTTACTGATCCAGCGGGACGGTTAGCGTAACGCTTATTCCACATCTTGTAAGCGTTGATGCGCTTAAAGTCCTCGGGCGGCCTGTCGCGCCAAAACAACACCCCATGCTTGTAGACAAACAGCCGCCTTACAAAGTCCTTATCCACGCTTGTCGTAGTTTTGTATGATCCTCAACATATCTGGCGGTCTCCAGCCCTGCGGTTTTTGGATCTTGCCATTCTCGTCGCGGATTACTGTTCCGAGTTCTGGGTCCACCTTTCGCAAGTTTGTGATCGTGACCGCATCCCATCCCTGATCCACGGGCAAATCCATCGTCCGAGACAGCCCAACTAAGACCCAGATGGTGTCACAGATGGCATCAAGAGCATCCGCTTTTGCAAGCTGCTCGTCTTGCAAGTTCTCGGAGGCGTGGTAGTCAGCCATCGCCTGCTCCAACTCCCCCATCTCCTCCCGCACCAAGTCTAGGTAGAGCGAGACCTTTTTAGGGTCCGGCCCGTGTCCCGCCGCCTTCATAAAGGCATCTACGTCGTAAAAGATACTCATTTCTTTTTCCTCGGCTCTAATTCAAGAATTGATTCATACACGCGCTCAAGATCGTGTTGCCAATCTTGCAAAAGATCGAGTTGCACTACCCTGTCAAGTTCAAAAAACTTGGCGTCCAACAAAACTCGACCGCCCTCTTCTTCGTATGACAAATAAGCACAGTTCATAGTCACCTCAAAACGGAAGATCGTCAGGAATGTCGTCAAACGTCGGTTCTGGCTTGGGCTTTTTCTCTCTCGGCTCCTGCACCTTTAGGCTCATATACTTGCCATTCTTGCCTTCTTTTAGCCAGGCAGCAAGCTCGTATTCCTTTCCGTCTACGTTGATCTTGCCTTTGTAAGCCGGAGCCTTTTCGTTGGGCGATTCGTTCTTAAACAAAACGCCAGAGTTTGTGTAATCAGCCATTTTTCTTCTCCTTCACGCGGTAAGCCGCAAAATGTTTTCCGTTCTTGTGAACAGTTTTTGTAGCTACGATGTAGCCCATATTCTTCAAGTCCTTGATCCTCGCGGCCAGCCGCAAGCACCCACATCCTAAGTAAGCATCCAGCGGTGTTATCCACTTTCTCCTACCCTCCTTCAACACCCAGTCGGTCTGTGTCATTTTGCCTCCATGTAAAGACCTACATTGCCAAGGCTATACCCCAGAAAAGCAATGCCCAAGCCCCAATTACCGCGAACAAACAAATCCACCGCGACAACAAGATAAACAATTCCGATCCCCGCTATCAGCCACGCCGCCATTCAAGCCACCCAGATAAAAGCATTACGGCCATGATAAATAGCCAAAACTTTAGCGGCCCCAGAGAGTCCCAATCCACCACAAATACAGTCCAGTTCATTGCATCTCCTTTTCTACGTTAGCCAAGAAAGCCTGAACCTTCTCTAGCATCTCGTCTAGGTCTGATTGCTTTGGTTCAAACCGCACGATAACAAGTTGCTTGGAGTCTCTGACCCTGTTGTCAAAGCTCACAAAGTCCACCCACTTCCTGCCAGTACACAGCAGTTGGCAAATCATCTGTCGCTTGTATTGCGTGGGGGCTTTGTTTTCGCTTCTGTAGCGGAGGTGTGTTGAGGTTCTTGGACACTTGATTTCGATAAGACCCTCATCTCCGACCAGTCCGTCAGGAGAAGCGCCAAAGAACGGGATCGGGTGGAGCCAGAAGCCCGTTTGGGTGACAAAAGTCCCTGTGTGGGCCTCGTATGCTGCGCGGGCGATGGGTTCCATTTCGGTTCCGCGTTGCATATCTGCGTTGACATAGGCTTCTTCGACAATCTGAGTTTCTCGCTCTGCTACCAGTTGCCACAGTAGATTTTGGTAAGCCGCAGTTGTTTCGGCGGCACAGAAGTCATTAGCCCGTGATGCTGTCGCACATCCCAGCCTGGCTTTCAGCCACTCGGGTGTGCCTTGAGCGATCTCTTTCGAGTTCATTGGTCAATCTCCTCTTTGCGTTTACAAGTTCACTTTCGAGCCTGTCCACCGACATCCGCAGTCTTTGAGCCACGGTATGTTGTAGGTGGTACGGATACATTATAAAACGTGCTTTTAGAACTTTGCGATATTTTTCTGGAAGTTTTCTGACCGCTTGTTCAATTATTTCCCCGTCAATCATGTCCGGTTCAATTCGCGGTTCTTCGCCCTCAAAGACATCCTCGGATTCGTAGTTACCCTCGGCAGAGGCGGCGCGGGTACGAACCTCGGGGCCAAGATGTCCCCAGGCGCACCACCAGGCCCAATTTTTCAATCTTTCGTCCGAAACCATAAGTTGTAAAGTTCTGGCCTATTTTCCCGAATCCAAGGTTTCGCGGATTCTATAAGTTCCTTGCTGTTCTTGCCAACCGTCTGGCTGCCAGCGTGGTGGACGTAGGCTCGGGAGATGTAGTGCTTCCAGCCAAGTTCCTGCTGGTCCAAACATTGCACATCGTCGCTATACCAATCTATCGGAGGGAAGTCTACCCAAGCCTCCTTGTGGATATAGGCGCAGATCGGGGCGATAACGTCTGTCTCGATAATGGCGTCCTCGGTCTGGAACCGGAACCACCGCATCTCGCCCTTGCCAAGACGGATGTTTTGCAGACCTCTGGCATAATCGCTCCTAGTGGCTACCCAGCCAAGGGGGATGCTTTTGCTCCTCAAAAGCTGAACATCTTCGGATAGCGTCTGCCAGGTCGTCGGAGTGAACACAATGTCGTCGTTACACACTACGATCTCGTCAAACTCCTTGAAAGCCTCCTTGACAATAAAGTTGTAGGCATCCCCGAAGTTGGTGGCCGTATTATCAAAGGTAATAGTCCTGTGTCTTGGAAAGATCATCTTGGAGCCAGCCAAGAACACGGCCACATCTGTCGGCACATAGGATGTCACAGAGGCTGCTAGGGTAACCAAGCACCTAGCGTGGACGGTAGAGATTACGATTGCTTGCACAGTTCTAAAACCTCCTCTAAAAGCTCTTGTTCGGTAAAACCATAGTGTTTTGGAAAGCCTTTTGTCCCTAAGCCGTGGACTCCCGTTTTGCCACGGTGGTGTTCTGGGCAGAGCGGAATTGCTGAATAATGGGAACTACGCCCCCAGCCCTGTCCTGCCCGCAGGTGGTGTATTTCAGCAGGCGTTCCCAGAAAGCCAAGTCTGCGGCAGACGATGCACCCAAGTTCTGCGACTTTGGATAAGTGTTTTTTTTCATTTTTGGTCATATCTCCTCTGCAATTTGTATTCTTTCTCCAATCCAACGCATAACTGGTACTGCCATGCTATTACCTAAAGCCTTGTATCGAGGTCCATCTGGGCAATTTTCTTTGATATTGGTGTAGCCATCAGGAAACCCCTGTAATCGCTCACACTCAACAGGTGTCAATCGGCGAACTGCCATTTGTGTTGCAACTGCATGGCTATGACCTTTTGTTAAAGTGAATGATGGTGCGCCAGGTTCAAAATCACCAAAAGAATGATTATCCTTTCGGCCAATATGATTCATAGTGTCAATTGGTATTGGTTGTGCTATTCCTTGTGTTGCATGAGTATCTAATGTGTAAGATGTACCATTATCATTCCATCCTTTCCCACCTTGAGACTTATCTATTCCTCGAACATCTTGAATTGAAATTGGCTGCAAAATTGCTTGAGTTGCTCTAATATCACCCTGATCGAACAAATTTATAGTATTTGTTATTTCATCTTCTACCCAAGACTCATCATCATCTTTACTTTGAGCTCGCTTGGACTTCCTGTAAGCCATAGGAATATATGTCTCATGCTCTGTGGCCGCATTCCCGGGGCGGGATACCCCCGCCGTAGAGGAAAGTAGGGTGGACATCACCTCCGGAACATCGATGGGTTGGGCTACTCCATCATGTCTGCCACCTTGATCACCGCGCACAATTGTTCCTGCAATATTGATGCTTGGGTTTAATTCTTCATCCCAAGCAATCGGTTGCGCTACAAAAAGTCCGCACTCATTTCCTGCTGGCCCTCCCGATCCTTTGGCCCACTTGCTTGTGACTGTGTCGGCGGTGTCTCTGTTTGAGCCACCGTATTGAGGGCTTGTTGGAGAGCCGGCGGTAGTTCTTTCCCTCTTTTCTCTGCTCGGCGCAGGATTCCCGCACAGGCTGTCGCGCTCAAAAAGAACCGCCGCGGCAGCTCTCCAGTCTCCAAGACATCCGACAACGAACACACGGCGGCGTCTTTGGGCCACTCCGAAGTATTGAGCGTCAAGAACTCTGTAGGCGAACCCATACCCGAGTTCTGCCAACATTCCAAGGAAGGTTGCAAAGTCCCTTCCTCCGTTAGATGACAAGACACCGGGGACGTTCTCCCAAACCAACCACTTGGGCCTAAATCTCTTAGCAATTGCACCGTAGGTAAGCATGAGGTTGCCACGCGGGTCATCCAATCCTTTTCTAAGTCCTGCGACTGAGAATGATTGACATGGTGTTCCTCCAACAAGAAGGTCAATTGAGTCAAGGTTCCACTCCTCAAATTTAGTCATGTCCCCAACATTAGGAACAGATGGATAATGATGTTGAAGCACCTGGCTTGGGAATTTTTCTATTTCTGAAAATGCCACAGGCTTCCAACCCATGTGATGCCAAGCAACTGTCGCTGCTTCAATTCCAGAACAAACAGATAAGTAATTCATTGCTCTTTTTTTATCCTCAGCCACACTAAAACTTCTTCCCAACTTAGCGGTGTTTCGCCAAAATCGGGTTCCCTCAAGCCAAATAATTTATAGTCTATTTTCATCGCACCACATCTGATAATTCTTACGCATACAGCGTATGTCGTTTTCTGATAGCCCGTAGATCGGAAAGTATTTTTTTGCGTACATCGTATTTACCAATCTTTTTCTAAACTGCTCGGGATCAAAGTCTAGCCACTCTAGGTAACCGTCGCTTGTGTTAAATAAGAAATCAAGCGCATCCCTCGGTAATTGGTTCAACATCTTCTTGCCAGGTGTCTGGCAGGAATCTCGTACCGCGAGACTAACGACTGCCGATAGTAGTCTCTTACACGCGACTGCTTGATCCATAGTTTCTTGTCTCCTCGGAAAAAACTACATAATGCTCGGCTGACCACTTTATAACCTTTTCCAGATAGTCTGTAAACTCGTTTACCCTAAGTTCTGCCGTACTCGCCTCTAGCATCTTTAGGCTTCCGTCCGGCAACTCCACCATCCGCTCCGGCAAGAACAAGGCTCTCAGGTACTCGTGCCACATACTCGGCTCGTATGCTTTCCCAGGTACGACCTGTTCTGAGATGTCGGTCAGTATGGCCCAGTAGTAGCGATTCTGGTCCAAGGAACGCTTGGGTTTTCTAATCTCCAACACCATGCCATCAGCAGCAGATTCCACAAGCTGCTTGGCAATGTCTCTGTTATTTGCGGTAAGGATCATGCAGCTTTCATTGCCTGGCGCATGACTGCAACCTTAAACGCAGGAAAGGAGTCAAATTTAGATGGGTCTAAACCAAGCTCTTTTCCTTTGGCTTCGATTCCGCTTGCGGTTTCGTGCCAAGGTTTCTCGTTTACGACACCGGCTAACTTTATTTCTGTTTCGTCTGCCCAGCGGTGACCGCGCAACCAAGAAGCAGGCAGGGGTACATAACCCTCCATCCACGACTTGCTTTTAGACTGCTCTAGGATTGCAGAGATAAGCACAGACAAACTTGGTCTTGCTTCTATGGTTTGTTGCCAGGCTTTTTTAGCGTCAGGCTTATTTTGTTTTTTAGGATAGGCGGTCCAGAATTCATCAAACATCTTCAGGTCATCAGCCCGTCTGCTTAACTCTTTCTGTATAGCTGCAATGGCGTTGGCTCTCTTAGCCTCCCACACTTCTCGTTTGGCTGTAGGGTACACCTCTAGGTATTTTTTGAGATCCTCTAATAGCTTCACAGTCCCTCCTAGCACAAGAATTCTTATATTTCGCCCAAACTGCCCCCTACCCCAACCAGAGTATGAGACAGGATTTCGCCCCCGGTCTATGCCGGACTCCCATGCAACGGACTTGAACCGTTCACCCTCGACTTGGGAGTGCTGCCAGTCGCAGGATTCTTGCGGATTTGCACCGGCTCACAAACATCGTGGCTTACCTGTACCCTTTTCTTGACAGCCGCCGGGGTGGGCGCATTGCTAACGCCCCTTC